ACAAGCTATAGCTGGTTTCTTTCCAGCCTTAGCATAAGCCATAGCATAAGATTCGTGGTCAATACCACAACCTACTTGCATTCCAAAGATTCTATATTTAGCACCTACATAATTCTCTGTATAACATTGAGTATGTAAGTGACCTTGTACTGTGTTCATCATATCAGCTCTACACTTAGTTCTAGCTGTTCCAGCTTCTCCGTGTATATATTGCACATCATTTAAGACATATCTTTCTAGAAACTCCCAGTTAGGCACTTCTAAGACATCTTGATAGCTTTTTATCCATTTACTTGGTATAGCTGATGTTTGTGCCTTTCTCATAATCATTCTATCGTGATTACCTATTAAAACCTTAGCCTCTGGGAAAGCCTTATACCAATGCGCTATCTTACTGACTGCTAGTTCTAGCTCATCTCCACCACCTAAACCATCTGCATCAGTCTCGTGATAGCTCGAATAGTGATTGTCTATTATATCTCCTATGAAGATTACGTCAGTACACTTATAATGATGGTAGGTATCGAGACAAAACTCCAAGTATCCCTCAAGACAGAAAGGCTCGTGTAAATCTCCAATAACAAGAACATTGCTTTCTTCATTGTTTTGCTTTTTATAATGTCTATATTTATCTATCAGACTCCATTCGTCTGGTTTAAGTCTATACCTCTTATAGTCTTTCATTTTTTGTTGATTTTCTCTAATCCTCTAGAACCAAAATAAGCACCTATACAAGTTATTAAAACTATCTGTAATAAGTCTACCCATTTATCTTCTACAATAAAGTCAATTACTCCAGCATCTATAAATATAAGCAAAGTAGTAGAAACAACAAGCCAAGCTAAGACTAATGGTCTAATGTTACGAGGAAGCCAACTGGATTGTAAGTTATCTGACTCCCATCGTTTTGTAACTTCTTGTTCGATTAGAGCCTCTTGCTCTTGGATAATCTTTTGCAGTTCGTTTTTTAACTGCATTTTTTCCTCTTGAGATGTTATTACCTCATCGACAATCTTATCAGCTTTGCCTAATAAGTTGCCAAGTATATTTCCTAGTATAGCCATATAGCGTCAGTTTTATCTTTATCAGTATCACAATGTATGAAAGTGTCAGCTATGCCGATACGAGTAAATCCAGCCATTATAAGACCATTAACTATCTTTTGTCTAGTGCCACTATCTTTGCAAACAATATCAGCAGCACAGCCTTTTAAATGGCTTGAGTTAGCACTAGCCTTATAGCCTTGCTTTCTTAGACTGACATTGTGATGTGGTGTTCTAAAGCCAGAGGATATTTTGAATGGTATATTAGCAATATCTCTAGCTCTGTCTAATTTCTTTAAAAAATCTCTTGTCATATTCTTACCACTACCCTTAGAGTCTGGAGAGTCAAACTCACTTAGCTTAAAATATTTCAATGCCATTTCTTTCTCTATGTTTTCTACGCTTTTCTTCCAAATATTTAGATTCATCCTTGTCCTCTAGTTGGTTTTTTTCTTTGTGATTTACTGAGGTTCTTTGAGTGTACTCCCTTACGTTTTACTTTAGGTTTCTTTCTAAAGTTATTACTTATTACCTTTGCCATTCTTTCTCTTATTTCTGTAATACATAAATCGGTCTATAGTATAAATAATAGAGACTACTAATAGAGTTATCTGTAGCACCTCGTGTAATGTTGTAAAGCTAATTGATAGAGATACGCTATTTAAGCCTAGAACGTCAGCATTTTCTTTTATCATATTTTTCATTATTGTCGTGGGTCTGTGCTAATTAATAGCGTTAATGTTGCATAAAATTTATCACTACTAGAAGTGCTTCCAGTCTTTCTAAAAGCTGGTATAAGACATTCACTATCAGTAAGTGTTTTTGTTAGTTGTACATCTCTGTTAAATACATAGTTTACATCGTTTTGAGAAGTAAATGCAAAACTATCTACTAATGATATTAGAGATGCAGTATTTCCGTTCTCTGTTATCCTCTTCTGCCATAACTCAAATACTCCGTTATGCCCAGTAGTAGAATCAGTCTGAACATCCCAAGTAATTCTTTCTATTTTACATCCATTGTGTGGACTTCTAAAAATATTAAAAACAGTAGCCTCGTTAGATATTGTATCTCCATCAGCCCAAACTGCACCAGCATTAATTGAAATGTCTGTTGGATATTGTGGATTGATTAGGTTAGTATTTGCGTGAGTATTACCTACCTCAAAAAGTTTATGAGTTACTATAGTATAGTCTCTAAATATAGTGTCCCATTTATCTAGGTTAGATTGTATTACAATGCTTCCCTCTGGTATAATAGTATCAAATGTAGTAGAGCTAAACTCTAGCCTAGTGCTGGTGGTAGTTAAATCAGATGTTAAAGTCACGTTGTATTCTCTACCAGTTCCTTTGTGTATAATCTTGACTGTTTCGCCACTTGTAGCCATTAACATAGTCGGACTATATATCTGTAAAAAAGTAGTAGTAGCTGTTGTAGATGAAACAGAAACCGTAGCTAAGACTTGATTATTTAAGTATCCTTGTAAACTCATTACCAGCTATTAGTGTTTATTGTGTTGTTAGTGTCTATAGTTTCAGCCTCTACTGAATCTGTTAGAGTTGTGGTATTAGTGTTAATCTCATACCATTCGCCTTGCCAAGTGTCTTCATTAGCTATGAATGTTGTCTGATAAGGCACAAATAAAGAACTGTCTATAGTAATTCCATTATGAAATTTGTATCCGTTAGTGCTTACATTATTAGTCAATATTTTTAAAGCACCATCAAAGACTCTAGCTCCTTCATTTTGTCCAGCCATTATCTCACTAAGCAACAGCTTAGAGATAGCTTTACCACTACCACCTCCGTAGGCTTCCCAAGTTATATTAGTGCCATCATCCCAAGAGGTATTGTTATAACATTGTAATCTACCAACATTTGTAGCAGTTGGTCCAGAGCCAATCTGCAAGTCTCCAACCTCATAAGTTAATCCATTAGTGATATTCTGAGAGGTTACAAACTTTTGAATCGATGTACTTTCCCCATCTATATATGATTGAAAAATCTGTATGTTAGAACTTTCTGGAGCTGAGTATATATACAATTTAGCTTGGTCTGTTGCAGATGTTATTTCTGTACCATCTTCAGCAACGTCTGTACTATTACCATAGTCATAATATACTTTTGCATAGCATTCAAAATATAAATCTCCTCCAATAGGAACTTGTGCAGTCTCAAAGTTTAATATAAAATCATTAATAGGTGTGGCATTAAAAAATCCACTTAAAAAAGTATAAGGTACACCATAGTCTGGAGCATTACCCCAAACATCATTCGTAGTCCATTGTGCTAGACCTCCATTAGTATAAGTAGAACGAGCATAGCGAACTGTTCCAGCACCATTGTCTAATTTTAATCTATGATAAAACAATATAGATTGATTTGAAGTAAATCCCCAACCAGCAGATGTATCATTGATAGCTCTATTAAATGTTCTTGTTACTTTTATAGTCTGACCATCTAAAAGCTCTAGCTCCCCCATATAGTAAGAAGCATAATCAGCAGATGTGCTTAAATCATTTATTCCATAAATACCAGAGTCAGTATTAAATCCTAGACCAGTACTGTGCCAACCATTCCAAGCTACTAGAGAATTGTTTACGGTGTTACTTGTGCCACTTGCGTTAGTGACTGTTAAAGGTAGTAAATCATAACTCTGAAACATTTCGTAGTTTAAAGTTGCTTCTTTCAAAATACCTAAATAGTCAAACTTATTACCAGATAATCTAGTTATGTTTGTGCCATCTTCTGAGGTGTTTAGGTCTATAGAACCATAAAAGTCTGGAGTGTGTGTGCTTCCATTGTTTCCTTTCTTATAGTCTCTATAGTATTGGTCAGCACTATCCATTTCTTCATAGGTATTAACTTGAATAAAATACCAAATCCCCTCACTTAGAAATAATCTAGCTCCAAATGCTTTACAGATTTGATTTAACAGCTTAAATGCTGTCTCTGCTTGTCTTGTTCCATTGTTGTCTACTGGAGCGTAAGCAGCAGCTAAAAAACGAGTGTTGTTTAGTGGGTCTGTTGCGCTGTTTCTAGGTATTTGTGAATTAGTCCAATCTACCATAGTTCTGATAAATCGGTCATCTGTTGCCCAGTTGTTATCTGTGTTAATGTCTGTATTTATAGCGTTGAATACATAACGATAACAAGAATAAGGTGATGTTAAAAGATAATTTACATCCTCATTAAATTGAATGTTTTCTAAAGCAGCTAGACCACAAATAGCAGTAAGTGTAAATTGTCTTGGCAGAGATTCGTCAGCCTCTGGGTTTATTTCGTTTAATAAATTACCAGCCCAAAACAAACCATAAGTAGTTCCGTTAGTAGAAGATTCTATTTTTAGTTGCCACCTTTTATATTCGCTAGTTCTTATAGAGTCTAAGATACTTTGTTTAGCACTATTATTAGGGTCATTGACAAACATAGTAAACTTGACTTCTGATGGAATTAGACCAGTAAATCTATCGTCTGTGTCTGTTTGGTATGTTAAGTCAAAACCATTACCAGCCACCTCAACATCATATTGAGTAGCTGTAGAGCTTTGTGTGTCAATTATAGAGACTTTGTAATAAGTACCTCTATCGCTTTGAAATTCTCCTACTAATCTAGTATCTATTGCCATTAGTAACCTCTTGTTCTATTTCTATTCTTTCTTGCTCTGTCTGAGCTTAGTAATATATCAGCTCCACTTATTGTACCAAATACTTCTGTAGAGCCTCCGTTCGTTCCTATCATAGATTTTAGTTTATCTAATGGAGCAATGACTTCTGGATTAGTTTTAGCTCCAGCATACTCTCCCATAAGTCCTAAAGTCGGTCCACTTACAATACCACCAGTTGCAAATGATGGCACTACTAAGCCACCTATAAAATCTCCAATACCACTTCCAGCTTCAGCAAAACTCCCTATACCAACTGCAGACAATATAGCTTTCATTGCTATCATAGCTGCTAGTTGTGCCATTAGTGCTTTAAATGCTTGTTTTGCACCATCTACAAAAGTTGTAAAGAAACCATCTGTACTTTGTAATGCTTGAGCAAATACACCTTCTAAAACATTACCAAAAGAACCAAATGTTTGTTGAACATCTTTGGTCACATCTTGTAACTGATTGAATCTTTCTACTACTTTAGAAGTATCAAAAGCCATTTCCTCTAATTCTTCTTCCTCTCCTATTTCAGCTAATTCAACTCCTTCTAAAGCTGATGATATTTCTTCAAATGTTTTACCTACTTTTATATCTTTACCTTTTTCAGTTTCAATATTTAAGTTAGCTATTGCTTTAGTTAATTTGTCTACTGCATCTTTATTAGCATCAACTTCTTTTGTTGAGTCTTTTAGATTTTTTTCTTGTTCGTCAAGCTCCTCACTTACATCATCTAATACAGCAAAGTAAGCTTGATATTTTGGATTAATTGCAGACAAAGCTGCTAGAACTACTTTAGCTATAAATTTTCCTACTCTACCCATTTTTAAAGCTGTCTTAATGAACTTCTCTGTGTCTAGTATAGCAAACCCCATAATACTAACTAAACCAGCTACAGCTACAGCAAATAAGGCAAATGGATTAGTAGCCATAAAAGCAGTAAATATTCTAAGATTCTTTAATAGTCCAGCTATTGCGATTGACAATTTACCAATAATGAATAAAGCTGGTCCAATGACAGCAGCATAACCAGCAAAAGAAACTAGAGTTCTTCTTTGTTCGTCTGTTAAGTTTTGTAAGAACTTTGTTATTTGTTCTACTTTTGCTCTAAATGGCTCTAAGTTTTCCATTATTAAAGCTCCAAATTCCTCAGATAAATCACTCAATACCATTTGTAAAGCTTGGAATGGTCCTAGTCCAGCAAGTCTTGCAGCCTCAGCAGCTCCTCCGTATTGCTTTTCTAATTCATCTAGAATTATAGTTTGTGCTTCTGCTAATCTACCAGACTCAGCAAGAGATTTTATAACTTCTTTTTGGTCTTTAGAGAATTGAATACCACTACGACTAAGAGCTGATAAATTAGCAACTGGGTCGTTTAATGCTTTACCTAGTTGTATAGATGCTGACTTTAAATCTCCATCTAAACGAGTTGCTAAGTTTAATGCAGCTTTCTGTGTTCTTGCGAATTGCTCTCCACTAATATTAGTAAATGTCAAAAGCTGTGCAGTAGCATCTTTTAAAATTACCTCATCGCCAAACAAAGTCTTAGCTTGTAAGTCAGAAGCCATTTTTTGTAACTCCTTAGAAGTAAATCCAGCAGCTTGACCAGTACTAATAAGACCAGCCTCAACTTGTGCTATTGCTTTTTGTTGAGTATCAAAAGCCTTAACACTAGCAGCACCCATAGCAACAATAGGAAGAGTCAAGTTTCTTGTTAGATTCTTTCCAGTTCTTTCAAAAGACTTTCCCCATTTTTTCATAAACGAGCTAGTCTTTCTTAGACTAGACATAAATTGCTTATCGTTTAGTAGTATTTTAATACTTAATGTTTTCTCAGCCATTGTCTTTATTTAGCAATTCGTATTTCTTTTTAATATATTCTGCCCTTTTCTTTTGTTTCTCGATGTCGGTTTTAACTTTCTTTTTCTCCCAATCAAACTTCATCAGCTTTTGAGGAGTTAGGTTTTGTCCTTTCTTAGTATGTGGCTGTAAATTAACACAAGCCAACCATCGCACTCTCTCCCATTCCCATTGCTGTTCTTTCTCTACTCTATCGTTTACGCCTTTCTGCATACACAGAAACTCGTGGAAAGTTAAACTCCAAAAGTCTTGAGGAAGTAATCCGAAGCCATAACCTATAGCTTCTAACTTATCCCAAGTTACTTCTTCTTTGCCACTTTCTTCGTGGCTTTGTCGTTTCCCTCCGTTTCAAATTTAGCAGAGAATTGGTTAGAGAATATCTCTAGCACTTTATTTAGTGCGTCAAAATCTTCGTCTAGCAAGTCTGCGACATCATCAACACTTAAAGAACATTCTTGTCCACTTACTCGTGAACCATCTTTTATTCCGTTTAAGATTAGATAACAAGCATCGTCTAAGCTCATACCATCTCCTAGCTTATCTAAGTCAGCTAAACTTCTTCCAGTATCTTTACAGAATAATCTCAATGAGTTCATTCCAAATCTTACTGGGTAATCTTTTCCGTTTATTATAACTACTTCGTACATATCTTTGTTAGTTTAAGTTATTGCTAGTTGGGAGACGTGCCGTAGCACAATCCCCAACCAACAAAGAAATTATTATACAGCAGTCTTAGTTAATTCTCCAGACCCTTCGATTGAACAAGAGTAAGTAGGAGCATCTTCTGTACCGCCAGAAATCTCAAGAGAAGTAATAAAACCATCTCCAGTAATTGTATAACCAGCAGGAGTAGCTAGAGCAAAAGTAAAGTCTACTGCTGTTCTATCAAACATCTGGTCAAATAATTCAGCTACATCAGTATCTCCAGCAGTTGCTGAGAAGTCCATAAGACCATCAGCACTAAGGCTAAAAGACTTTTGACCACCTAACAAATCTCTCCAACCAGCAGAGTCTTTTGTTGAGATGTCTATTGTATCTACATTCATTGAAAGTGAAACATTCTGAGAATGCATCAATTTCGCTTCAGCTCCTCCACTACTAGGAGAAACTTTTAGGATTAAATCCGTTCCGTTAAAAATTGCCATTTTCTTTTAATTTTAAAATTTATAATTAGCTAATATCTAAATCTTCAGAAGTTTCCTTCTTCTTAGATTTTTTCTTTGTTGTATCTATTGCATCGTTATGCTGTAAGAAGTTAAAGACTGCTCTTACTACTTTGTAAGATTCGCCTTCTACATATTCTACTCCTCTACACTCAATGTTCTTTTTTATCTTTACTTTATAGGTTTCCATATCTATCTATTTATGTTAAATCTGTAATCTTGTGCTATACCATATAAACCAATAGAACCAGCACTATCATCGTATAGCTCGTTCTGGTCTTGGTAAAATATCTTATCTACTACTACACCACTATAAGTGCCACTAACGTAGTCTAGAGCTGTTCTAACGTGACCAGCTAGAGTTACCATATCAGCGTAGCTATTGTGATATATGCTTATCTGTACTCTTAAATAGTCATAAGTACTTACTCCGTTCTTAGTGTTGTTAGGCTCATCTCCAAACATCTGATAAGTTATATAAGGTAACTTAACGTCAGTAGGAAAATTGTAACGACTAGGAAAAATTCTCAAGTTGCCACTTGTAGTAACTAAAGGAGCTACGTTTGAGTCGTTGCTTAAAATATTATATATTACTTTACCTATCTCCATTACTTCATTCTTTTAGCAAATCGTTTTTCTATAATCGTTTTGAGTTTAGTAATTACACTATCCATTACTTGTTGCCCTTTTGCTCTTGCTGTCTTTTCAAGCATTCTTAATGGAGGAGCGTTATAATATCCGTACTCGTGAAAGTAAAAGTAAAATCCAGTCTTATCTCTTGCTGAAAATTTACCAGTTACTCTTGGTCCAATAAATACACTTGGCTTTAATCCACCTTTAGTCTTACCATTTATAATACCTATAGACTTAACTAGCTGTCCTGTCTTTTTTTCTGTTGCACCAGTTCTAGTTGGTTTTATATCTGTCTTTATATTGGTTCTAAGCTCACTTCTCAAAGGAGTAGCAGACTTTCTCAAAGCACTTCTAAGAGTAGCTCTTAGCTTAGTGTCTGAGCTAGGAAATAACTTATCCAAATCTTTTATAATTTGTTTAAGTTCTTTTTCGTCTATTTTAGCTGATACTATCATTGCTCTGGAAAAGGGTTAATACCGTTATCTATTAATATGTTTATCCAATCTATTTCCTTAGTGTATAAGTCTACATTGTCCCACTTAGTCTCTAAGCATTGATAAGTCTCTAGCACTCCATACGATACTATCGCATCACTATCGTTCCAAACGATGTAGTAACTCTTTACATCTGGGTAGCATATTTCTGTTAATCTTAAACTCATTACGTTGTTAGTTGTGTTAGTTCGCTATCACTTAAAGCCTCATTAAATACTGCTAGTGCTTTGCATTTTCCGTAGAAATTTGAAGCACCTGCTTGGTCAAAAGCTAATGTATTTAATCCTATTGGACTAGAGCCACTTGTTTCTGTTGCTCTTTCTACGCCATCAATCCACAAAGCAAAATCATTCACTTTCCATTTTACAGCAATTTTATGAAAATCAACAAGAGAAGAAACTGTATAATATTCATCAAAATATTTAGTTCCACTACTTGAAAGCAATACTCTTATTCTATCATTATTTTGATAATATAAAATCATAACTCTATTATTAGCAGTTCCGTCAGTTAAACCCATATATCTATAACTATCATCATTAGGAAAAGCACCTAATTCTGCATATAACACACCCTCTGTTGAGTTTATTAAGTCAGCACTACCAGCACCAGTTGCAGTCTCTGTAGCTCTTGTCTCTGTGCTACCCGTTAGTGAAGGTATGTACGATGTAGCGTAGGGTAGTTCTTCTAGTTGTGCGCCCCATATATATACAGTACCATTATCATAACTAGTAGTGCCATCTGTTGTATATATAGAGGCTTTTACAAAGGATGTTACACTAGCTGAAATTGAAACTCTATACCAATCTGCATTTATAACCTCTATTTTGGCATCATCAGTTTGTGAGAATATTGTACCATCATTTATATTAAAGTAACCATTAACATCAGTTGCAGCATCAATCCT